TGGAGCCGGAACAGATCCCATTATTAATTACTACACATTGACTGACGTATATCAGATATTCTATCAAGATTCGCTTAGTAGTCCTTATTCTGCGAATAATTATAGACTAGAAGCCAAAACAGATGTTGCTGATAATTCCACTGGCACAGCTACCCAGGTGCAGATACGTATCACTCTGTCTGATTCGTATGTCGATCCATTTCCTGCAACCGCTCCGGGCGATTCTGTTGAAGGCACGTTGACTGTAAATGTAGCTGAAGTCAAAGCTTCAGGACTGTTACAGCCATCAGGCAGTTTTACAGTAACAGGTCCATCGTATTCACTTTCAAGCATTGTAGCATCATAATCTCTTAAATAATCTCATGCCAGCTGTTAACAGTATAATAGTCCAAGCAGACTACAATTCAATAAGAAATAAAGTTATTGCTGTGTTAGGTAACGGCAGTGGAAATTCTGGATATGGTCAACAGGCCAGAATAGTATCTACGGCTGTAGCAGAAGGCACCAAAGTCACTATCAATGAGTGGGCAAATCTACGATTTGACATCATCAACGCCTACAAGCACATCAACGGATCTAATCCGGTCACAGCTGTGGTTTCAGAAGGCAACACTATCCGATATACCGGTTCATTTACTCCTGATACCGGAAGTCTTGATGTACCACAGAAACAATATGATGATTGGGCAGATAACATCACTACCACTAGATTCACAGTAGCAGCCGGTGAGTCAGCTACCACTGCGGTGACCACAGCAAACAGAACCACATCATGGGCTAGTCAATGCGAATGTGTCATACAGTTTTATTGGAGCAATGCTAATGATGCTAGATATTGGTTCAACAGCGGCGGTAAAATTAGGATCAGTGCTAACCGAACTGGCGGAGCAGGCACTGCTCAAAACACCAGTTGGACAACTCTTCTCAGCGCCGCAGGCACACAGAACTTTGGTGGCGCTGTGCCTAGCACAGGAACCACCCCTAACGATGGCACCAATTGGTATAAAACCACTAGCACTTTCCAGACATTTTACACAGCTACAGCCAGCAGTCCTTATGGATCCAACAACTACCGCCTACAAACTAGATGTGTTGATGTAGCGTCGAACAGCAGCGGCACAGCAGCCAGCGGTGAAATACGAGTATTGTTCACAGACGGATACACCGACTCGGGAGCAGGGTTTGATCCTAATCCACCACCAGGCGATGTGATAGATGGTACTCTCACAGTTAGTGTTTCTACACTATTTGCCACCGGTATTATGGTTCCCAGCAGCGCAGCATTCACTGTGGTTCAGCCTACTATTGCCGTCGGTGCTGTCACTGGTTCGTAATTTATTTCATACCACATAGTTCTCTATAAATAAACTACGCAGTTTATCAAGGAGAACTCATGAACGCACAGCTGAAAGCTGTATTGGATTTTGCCAATTATCAGCAGACTTTTTCAATCCACAAAAAAATTCTCAAAGAACGTACAGCTGCCAAACTAATGTATGGTTTCTCCGGAGGCCTGTTTGCTATTGACAGAGACCTGTTGACATTTGTTGAAATGTTGTGTACCAAAGGAAGAGTTTCTGGAACTGTGCTGTTGGATAGCAACGAAAATCCCATATTGATAGAGAATCTAGAAACGTTTCGTGATGAAATCTTCAGTAGATATTTCGAAGTTACTAATGAATACTTTCAAGAATTTGATAAGATCAAGAAATCTAGATCTGTAGAAAAACTTATTTCACAATGACCAATGGTATTTTAATTTTCGCGCACAATAATCGTGAAGTAGATTACGGATTATTAGCAGTGATCAGTGGCGGGCTTGCAAAAAAACATCTTCATGTACCAGTGTCATTGGTCACAGATCTCAGCACCAAGGAATGGTTGATCGAATCACGCACATGGCAGCAGGTTGAAACAGTATTCGAACATGTTATAATTGTAGACAAACCTGTTACGGATAATCAACGTGGATTACACGACGGTGTAATCAATAAAAAAATACCATTTTGTAATACCAACAGACACTCTGTATGGGATCTCACGCCTTATGATAGAACACTGCTGATAGACAGTGATTTTTTAATATTCAGTGACAATCTAAACAAATATTGGAATGTGGAAGCTGACGTAATGATAGGTGATTCAATCAACGATATCTACAGCAAAGATAGATTAGGATACCTTGATAGATATGTTTGTGAAACCAGTTGTAAAATGTATTGGGCAACCACGGTGATGTTCACAAAAAATCCACAATCCAAACTGTTTTTTGACACTGTGAATTTAATCAAAGAAAATTACAAGCACTATGCTGATGTCTTTCAATTCGATCACAGACAGTATAGAAATGACATTGCGTTCAGTGTTGCCAAACACATGCTAGATGGATTTGAGAACATGCACACACCGACACTGCCACCTGTGTTATCAGTGATGGACAAAGATATACTCACAGCTGTCGACAAGGACAAATTAACATTCTTGATTGATCATCGATTGAATGCCACATATTGTGCAGCATCAGTGACTGGAGTTGATATACATGTGATGAATAAACAAAGTATATTGAGACATCAACAACAGTTAATGGAGTTGATATGAATTTTGGATATCTGTTATTTGTATCACACAATGATGACATTGATTATCTCAAGTGCGCCTATGCTCTAGCTCTGAGTATAAAAACCACACAAAAACCAGGTTATGACAGGGTGGCACTGATAATTGACAACAAAGAATCACTTGCGACACTGTTAAGTCCGTGGGTGTTTGACACTGTAATTGAGTGGGACCAAGAGAAATATTGGGATGGTAGATCGTGGATGGACCAACTGTCTCCGTTTGATCACACAGTCTGCCTTGATGCCGACATGCTATTTCTACGAGACTACAGCCATTGGATTGATTATTTTATTGCCAACAGCGAATTGTATGTGGCCAATCAAGTCTACACCTACAGAGGTGAATCAATCACAGATCGCACATATAGAAAAACCTTTGATAGAAACTGCCTACCGGATTTATACTCCATGTGGACTTTCTTCTCTAAAGATTCTGTGTTATGCCAAGAATTTTTCGAATTAGGACGACAGATTTTAAAAAATCCCTGTGAATTCACTAATCAGTTTTTAAATGAACACAGACCCAAGGTGATTGGCACAGATGAGGCGTTTGCCCTAGCTGCTAAAATACTAGATATTACCGATGACATTGCGTACGATCTACCTTTTCCTCGGGTAGTTCATATGAAACCAATGTTGCAAAACTGGCCTTGGCCCGCCGACACCTGGAGCGACCATGTGGGATTTTATCTCAATGCAGACGCTAGATTAAAGATAGGAAATTTTCAACAAAATGATATTGTGCATTATGTGGAGAAAAATAAAATCACAGATGAGTGCATACATATCTTGGAGACCAAAGCATGGAAACTATAGAAGATTTTGACAACTGGCTAAGAGAATACAAACAACCGATCACACAATACGTGGCAGTGTTTGATCCAAGCACAGGTCAAGTGATCAGTGTAGGACCAGATCATGCTTTTGCAGATCAAAAGAATGTAGTGAAGATACCACAAGAAATTGCTGAATCTATAATTGCAGCAGAGACACAGATACACAATTGTCAAATAAATGTAGAGTCAGGACAGTTAGAGATAGCTGAAAAAAAGACACTGAACAAATTAGATGATATGTTGCACAGAATTCTCGATATCAAATATTCGGAAGAAATCAAATCTGACATACATCTAACATACAATTCAAAAAGCAAATGTTTAAAAGTTCAGTTGTCTGCTGAGTATGGTGGCACCAAAAAACACAAAGGCAGTGTCAACGCAAGAAACTTTATTTGGGACGGTACTACCGACATGGATTTTTTAATCACCGATTACAACGATCCTAACTTGATTTTTGAGATGTTTTCTGTTAAACTAAATGAATTAGTAGGTCATAATGTAACAATTAAAAACATAGAATATGATAGATTCAGCGTGTATACACGTAGATTGTTTAAAAACTATTTGATAGAATATAAATGAAAGTTATAGAATTTGATGTGATTTTCCTTAGCTATGACGAACCTAATGCTGATGTGCATTATGCGGATCTATGCAACAAAGTTCCTTGGGCTAAACGTATTCACGGAGTCAAAGGATCAGACCACGCCCATAAAGCCGCAGCAGAGGCCAGTGAAACAGATTGGTTTATCACTGTTGACGCTGACAATATCGTAGATCCTAGATTTTTTAATATTGATCTTGATATGAGTGATCCTAAGATACAGGTCTATGGATGGTGTGGTCGTAATGCAATTAACGGCCTTCGATATGGTAATGGTGGATTGAAAATCTGGCGCAAGGATTTTGTTCTTAACATGAAGACACACGAAAATTCCAACAGCGATCGCGGCCAGGTAGACTTTTGTTGGGAAGACGGGTATAGAAATTTTCCATTGGCGTTTAGCGAAAGCGTTATTACAGGTAGCCCATTTCAAGCATGGAGAGCAGGATTCCGTGAGGGTGTTAAAATGACATTGCTCGACGGTGTTAAAGTTCCTCCTATGGAAATCAAAGAGCGTATATGGTGGCATAATATTCACAGACTACGCATGTGGTCGACAGTCGGAGCCCACGAAGAAAATGGAATTTATGCTGTGTATGGTGCTAGATTAGGAACATGGATGGCTAACTGCACACAATGGAATTATGTTGATGTTCGAGATTTTGAAATACTTAGAGACATCTATTTTCAATACGGTAAACCATATGAAGATGCAAACAGTGTTGGTCTAGTAGATGAGATTAAAAACTTAGGCGAAAAAATAAAAATGGGTCTAGGATTAGATTGGCCGTTCCTTGACGCACAACAAAGTAAATTTACTTTGGATTTGTATAATGAAACAATGAATCTCAACGACACTTATTTTAAGATGCCGGTACCTACGAATGTATGATATTTTTTATGTGTCAGCAAGCAACGGAAATGACGAAGACTGGAGAACAATAAAGTCTAGATACCCCCTTGCCCAACAACTCACAAACATAAAATCATACAAAGAAATACAATCTAGATCTTTTACAACAATGTTCTGGGTTATCTGGGATGACGTAGAGTTAACGTCATTCAATTTGCTAGACTACAAAATTACCAAGTGGGACGACATGTATGTTCATGTCTTTAAAAACAGTGAGTACTACGATGGCATTTGTTTATTTCCTAAATCATTAACAGTTTCTCAAAGAGAATTTTCTAATAGATTTTTTACAGATAAAAAAGAAATAGATATTGTTGCTAGTATACCCAAAGGTTACAATAGGTTTGAAATAACAACCTATGATGATTATTTAAAAGCAGTTAACGAATCATCAACTGAAATGTTTTGGGCAATTTGGCCCGATGTTGATGTCGACATCAATTTTAAATTCGACTACAAGGTGCCTAAACATAATTCTAATATTGTGCATATTTTTAAAAACAATGATCACTATGATGGAATATGTTTATTTCCTAAAAATACAACTGTCTCTCGTAGAGAATTTTATCATAGATTTTTTACAGATAAAAAAGAAATAGATATTGTTGCTAGTAAACCTAAACAATATAACAAATATCATCTTTCTACTTTTGAAGAATATCAAAAAATTACAGACGATATGTTTTGGATAGTATCTCCTGGAATCAAGATTCTAAACGAAGAAGTTTTTAATTTATATTTTAGTCATCACAACAGTTATGATCGTAGAGAAAATCATGTTTTTAAAAACCTGTGTAACGGTGAAGAACTTTACCTAACTGGTGTGATTCTTTGCAGTAAATTTAAACCGTTGTCTAAAAAAGAATTTGAAAGACAATATGCCGTTGACAAAAAGGAACACGATATAGTAGTTTGTAAATTTGAATATCCTGTTTATACCATTAATAATTACGCTGAATATTTAGAAATTACTAATAATAGTCAACAGCCTATGTTCTGGTGCGTTTGGCCCGGAACAGAAGTAATAGATACATCTATTTTTGATCTTTATTTTAAACCCAATGACCCGACTTTTGATTATGATAGATCAGAAAATCATGTATTCAAAAATCTGTGTAATGATAAAGAATCATATCTAAGTGGGGTTGTTTTATTTTCTACAACAAAAATTATTTCAGAACGAGAATTTAATCGTAGATATTTAATTGACAAAAAAGAACATGACTTGATTGTTAGCTGTTATGTTTACCCTAGATGTACTTTAACAACCTATGCGGAATACTTACAAGTTTTTGAAAACGAAACACAACCTATGTTCTGGGGAATATGGCCGGAAATAGAAGTTATAGATAATACCGTTTTTAATTTATATTTTGATCCCAACGATGGAAAATATGATCATGATAGAAAAGAAAATCACGTATTTAAAAATTTATGCAACGACAAAGAAACATATTTGTGTGGACTAGTGTTATTTTCAAAAGAAAAAGTTATTTCGCAAAAAGAATTTAACCGTAGATATCTAATAGACAAAAAAGAACATACAGCAGTTGTTAGTCGTTATAGATACAATAGATATGTTCTTTTATCATACGACAACTATACAGACATTATAAAGAATGAAACTCAGCCAATGTTCTGGGGTATATGGCCCGAAATAAACATCATAGATGAAACAATTTTTAATTTATATTTTGATCCCAATGACGGAAAGTACGATCACGATCGTAAAGAAAATCACGTTTTTAAAAACTTGTGCAATGATAAAGAAACATACTTGTGTGGATTAGTTTTGTTTTCAAAAGAAAAAATTATTTCAGAACGAGAATTTAATCGTAGATATTTAATTGACAAAAAAGAACATCCGTTAGTTGTTAGTCGATATAGATACAACAAATACATTTTATCATCCTACGATGAGTATGCAGAAATTGTTAACAATGAACTACAACCAATGTTTTGGGGAATATGGCCGGAAATAGAAGTTATAGATAATACCGTTTTTAATTTATACTTTGATCCCAATGACGGAAAGTACGATCACGATCGTAAAGAAAATCATACGTTCAAACACATGTTTAACGACTCAGAAATTTATAATAATGGTATTATTTTATTTTCTAAAGACAAACTTATTGGGCAGAGAGAGTTTAGTCATAGATTTTTAATTGAGAAAAAAGAACATGATGTTATAGCATCCAAGCATCGTATATATGATGTGGTGTTTATATCTTATAATGAAGCCAATGCTGAAGAAAATTATCTTAGGTTACTTGATAAATGTCCTAGAGCGAAACGAGTACATGGTGTAAAAGGCATTCACAACGCTCATATCAAAGCAGCAACATTGTGTGACACTGACATGATATGGGTAGTTGATGGTGATGCAGTTATTGAGAATGATTTTAACTTTGATTTAGTTATGTCAAGTTATGATATAGATTGCGTACATGTATGGAGAAGTCGTAATCCTATTAACAATTTAGAATATGGCAATGGCGGGGTTAAACTATTACCCCGTCAGTTAACATTCAACATGGATACTAATACATCCGACATGACAACTAGCATATCTAAAAAGTTCAAGGCTATGAATACTGTGTCTAACGTCAACTCGTTTAACACTGACGAATTCACTACATGGCGATCAGCATTTAGAGAATGTTGTAAATTGGCTAGCCGCACTATTGAAAGACAGTTCGAAGAAGAAACACAACAACGTTTAGATGTGTGGTGTACTATAGGACAAGCAGCGCCGTTTGGTGAATACGCTATAGCAGGAGCAAAGGCCGGCCGCCAATATGGGTTAGACAATAAAAACAATCTAGAAGAGTTAAGACGAATCAATGACTTTGATTGGATTAAGGAAAAATTTGATGCCTCTAAATGAAAACATAAAAGGCAACGAGTTGGTTAAAATTAATGGACGATACCAGTCTAAGTATTTTCACGATGCTGGAAAAGTGTTTGAAGAATTAAATGAAGTCAGTCCTAGTTTTTGTCTAGCAAAATGGTTTAATGTGAGCATACATATTCCGACCGGGCAAACACATAGTTGTTATCATCCCCGTAGTCATAAAGTTCCGTTAGAAGAAATTCAAATAGATGTAAGTGCATTACATAATACTAGTCATAAAAAAGAACAACGCAAATTAATGTTAGACGGCCAGAGACCAGACGAGTGCAATTTTTGTTGGCAGATAGAAGACAGTGGAAATCAATTAAGTGATCGTGCTTATCGTAGTAAAGATGTCTATGAAGAAGGGTTGATAGACGAAGCTAGAGCTTTAGGGTTTGAAGGTAATGCAATACCTCGATATGTAGAAGTAAATTTTAATCAGGCCTGCAATTTTAAATGCAGTTATTGTAGTCCACATTTAAGCACAGCGTGGCAACAAGACATCGAACAACATGGAGCCATTATATTGGCAGATCGGTGGCATAATGACCTTACTTGGGTTAAGAAACTTAATATCGATAACGGACCAGACAATCCGTACCTAAAAGCATTTTGGGATTGGATGCCAGTAGTATACCCAAAGCTGCAAACATTCCGTATGACTGGTGGCGAACCGTTAATGGATAAAAACACCTTTAAAATGTTTGATTATGTACACGAGCACCCACATCCTGCCTTAAACCTGTCTATAACATCAAATTGCTGTCCACCAGGAAATCAGTGGAATAAGTTCATGATATCATTGAAGAAAATCACTGAAAAATCAGCTATTGACCACTTTATGTTGTTTTGTAGTTTAGACTCTTGGGGCAAACAAGCTGAATATATACGTCCTGGTATGGACTTCGATCTACTGTACCAGAACATAACAGACTTTTTGGCCAACGGGGATAAACATAGCTTAACATTCATTATTACATTTAATGTCTTGAGTTACTCGGGGTTTGTAGAATATATTAAAAATATTCACAAATTAAGAAACCAATTCAGTAAAGGCCGTCAATTAATTTGGTTTGATATCCCCCAGTTACAAGACCCTGATTTTTTAAATTCTAAATTATTGCCCGAAATGATTATAGAACTAGAAACGGCTAAGACATACATGTTAGAAAACACTGAAGGATTATTTAATCACCATAAGGGATTTAAAGATTTCGAAGTTAGCAAGGTTCAACGATTAATTGATTGGATCAAACAGGAATCTAATTTTGATAAAAACAAAGCAATGAAAAATTTTTATATGTTTTTTACAGAACAAGATCGTCGTAGAAATACAAATTTTGTAAATACATTTCCTGAACTAACAAACTTTTGGAACAACTGCAAGGACACACATGGATCATAAACTACAATATATTAAATCAGTACGAGACAAACTAAACACCACAGGTCCAGGATTCTGCACCATGAAATGGCTACATCAAACATTGTATCTGCACACGGGAGATAATCATAGTTGTTATCACCCTAGACCGCATCATATTAGTTTAGAAGAAATTGCAGTTGATCCAAGTGCATTACATAACACTAGTTGGAAAAAACAACAACGTAAGACCATGTTAGAAGGCGGCCGCCCTGACGAATGTTACTATTGT